AGGTGAAGGACTCCTTCGGCGGGATGATCCCCATGTTCAGGGGGCTTGCCGGTGCGATCACCCTGCCGATGGTCGGGGTCACCTCGCTGGCGGTGGCGACAGGTGCGCTGGCGTACGCCTGGTACCAGGGGGATTCCACGCTTTCAGCGTTTAATAAAACCCTGGTTCTTTCCGGTAATCAGTCCGGACTGACTGCCGATCGCATGCTGACGCTCACCAGAGCCGGACAGGCCGCAGGGCTGACGTTTAACCAGGCGAGTGAGTCACTGGCAGCCCTGGTGAATGCCGGTGTGCGTGGTGGTGAACAGTTTGATGCCATCAACCAGAGTGTCGCGCGTTTTGCTTCTGCATCCGGTGTGGAGGTGGACAAGGTTGCAGAGGCTTTCGGAAAACTGACCACCGACCCGACGTCGGGGCTGATGGCGATGGCGCGCCAGTTCCGTAACGTGACGGCAGAGCAGATTGCGTATGTTGCGCAGTTGCAGCGTTCCGGTGATGAGGCCGGGGCCTTGCAGGCGGCGAACGATATTGCCACGAAAGGCTTTGATGAGCAGACCCGTCGCCTGAAAGAAAACATGGGGACGCTGGAGACCTGGGCGGATAAAACCGGGAAGGCGTTCAAATCGATGTGGGATGCCATCCTGGATATCGGTCGTCCGGAATCCTCAGCGGATATGCTCGCCAGTGCGCAGAAGGCATTTGATGAGGCGGATAAAAAATGGCAGTGGTACCAGAGCCGGAGCCAGCGCCGCGGTAAAACCTCCTCTTTCCGGGCCAACCTTCAGGGCGCATGGGATGACCGGGAAAATGCCCGTCTGGGTCTGGCAGCGGCAACGCTGCAGTCGGATATGGAAAAAGCCGGTGAACTGGCGGCAAGGGACAGGGCTGAGCGTGAGTCGTCACAGCTGAAGTATACCGGAGAGGCGCAGAAGGCGTATGAGCGCCTGCTGACGCCACTGGAGAAATATACCGCCCGGCAGGAAGAGCTGAATAAGGCCCTGAAAGACGGGAAAATCCTGCAGGCGGATTACAACACGCTGATGGCGTCGGCGAAAAAGGATTATGAATCGACGCAGAAAAAGCCGTCAGGTGTGAAGGTGTCTGCCGGTGAGCGCCAGGAAGACCGGGCGCATGCAGCCATGCTGTCGCTTGAAACTGAGCTCAGGACGCTGGAGAAGCACAGCGGTGCGAATGAGAAAATCAGCCAGCAGCGCCGGGATTTATGGAAAGCGGAAAATCAGTATGCGGTCCTGAAAGAGGCAGCCACGAAACGGCAGTTATCTGAGCAGGAAAAATCCCTGCTGGCTCATGAGAAAGAGACGCTGGAGTACAAACGCCAGCTGGCTGAGCTGGGCGACAAGGTTGAACACCAGAAACGGCTGAATGAGCTGGCACAGCAGGCTGCGCGGTTTGAACAGCAGCAGAGTGCGAAGCAGGCGGCAATCAGCGCCCAGGCCCGCGGACTCACCGACCGTCAGGCGCAGCGGGAGTCGGAAGAGCAGCACCTTCGTGACGTGTACGGTGATAATCCGGATGCGCTGGCGAAGGCCACATCTGCACTGAAGAACACCTGGTCTGCGGAGGAGCAGCTTCGTGGAAGCTGGATGGCCGGTCTGAAGTCCGGCTGGGGCGAGTGGGCAGAAAGTGCGACGGACAGTTTTTCGCAGGTTAAAAGCGTGGCCACGCAGACCTTTGACGGTATTGCACAGAATATGGCAGCGATGCTGACCGGCAGTGAGCAGAACTGGCGCAGCTTCACCCGTTCCGTGCTGTCCATGATGACAGAAATTCTGCTTAAGCAGGCAATGGTGGGGATTGTCGGGAGTATCGGTAGCGCCATTGGCGGGGCTGTTGGTGGCGGCGCATCCGCATCAGGCGGTACAGCCATTCAGGCAGCTGCGGCGAAATTCCATTTTGCGACCGGAGGATTTACGGGAACCGGCGGCAAATATGAGCCAGCGGGGATTGTTCACCGTGGTGAGTTTGTCTTCACGAAGGAGGCAACCAGCCGGATTGGCGTGGGGAATCTTTACCGGCTTATGCGCGGCTATGCCACCGGCGGTTATGTCGGTACACCGGGCAGTCTGGCGGACAGCCGGTCGCAGGCGTCCGGGAAGTTTGAGCAGAATAACCATGTGGTGATTAACAACGACGGCACGAACGGGCAGATTGGACCACAGGCGCTGAAGGCTGTGTATGACATGGCCCGCAAGGGTGCCCGTGATGAAATTCAGGCACAGATGCGTGATGGTGGCTTGTTCTCCGGAGGTGGACGATGAAAACCTTCCGCTGGAAAGTGAAACCCGGGATGGATGTGACATCGGCTCCTTCCGTCAGGGAGGTGCGCTTTGGTGATGGCTATTCCCAGCGAGCGCCTGCCGGGCTGAATGCTGACCTGAAAACGTACAGCGTGACGCTTTCTGTCTCCCGCGAGGAGGCCAGGGCGCTGGAGTCGTTTCTGGCTGAGCACGGGGGCTGGAAAGCCTTTCTGTGGACGCCGCCTTATGGTGGCGGCAGATAAAGGTGACCTGCGCAAAATGGTCGTCGCGGGTCAGTATGCTGCGTGTTGAGTTCAGCGCAGAGTTTGAACAGGTGGTGAACTGATGCAGGATATCCGGCAGGAAACACTGAATGAATGCACCCGTGCGGAGCAGTCGGCCAGCGTGGTGCTCTGGGAAATCGACCTGACAGAGGTCGGTGGAGAACGTTATTTTTTCTGTAATGAGCAGAACGAAAAAGGTGAGCCGGTCACCTGGCAGGGGCGACAGTATCAGCCGTATCCCATTCAGGGGAGTGGTTTTGAACTGAATGGCAAAGGCACCAGTACGCGCCCCACGCTGACGGTTTCTAACCTGTACGGTATGGTCACCGGCATGGCGGAAGATATGCAGAGTCTGGTCGGCGGAACGGTGGTCCGGCGTAAGGTTTACGCCCGTTTTCTGGATGCGGTGAACTTCGTCAACGGAAACAGTGACGCCGATCCGGAGCAGGAGGTGATCAGCCGCTGGCGCATCGAGCAGTGCAGCGAACTGAGCGCGGTGAGTGCCTCTTTTGTACTGTCCACGCCGACGGAAACGGACGGTGCCGTTTTTCCGGGGCGCATCATGCTGGCCAACACCTGCACCTGGACCTATCGCGGTGACGAGTGCGGTTATCACGGTCCGGCGGTCGCGGATGAATATGATCAGCCGACGTCCGATATCACGAAGGATAAATGCAGCAAATGCCTGAGCGGCTGTAAGTTCCGCAATAACGTCGGCAACTTTGGCGGTTTCCTTTCCATTAACAAACTTTCGCAGTAATCCCATGACAGAGACAGAATCAGCGATTCTGGCGCACGCCCGGCGATGTGCGCCAGCGGAGTCGTGCGGCTTCGTGGTGAGAACGCCGGAGGGGGAAAGCTATTTTCCCTGCGTGAATATTTCCGGTGAGCCGGAGGATTATTTCCGGATGGCTCCGGAGGACTGGCTGCAGGCAGAGATGCAGGGTGAGATTGTGGCGCTGGTCCACAGCCACCCCAGTGGTCTGCCCTGGCTGAGTGAGGCTGACCGGCGGCTGCAGGTGCAGAGTGATTTGCCGTGGTGGCTGGTCTGCCGGGGGCGATTCATAAGTTCCGCTGTGTGCCGCATCTCACCGGGCGGCGCTTTGAGCACGGGGTGACGGACTGTTACGCGCTGTTCCGGGACGCTTATCATCTGGCGGGGACTGAACTGCCGGATTTTCACCGGGAGGATGACTGGTGGCGTCACGGTCAGAATCTCTATCTTGACAATATGGAGGCGACGGGTTTTTACCGTGTCGCACTGACAGAGGCGCAGCCTGGCGATGTGCTGCTGTGCTGTTTTGGTTCATCGGTGCCGAATCATGCCGCCATTTACTGTGGTGACGGCGAGCTGCTGCACCATATTCCTGAACAACTGAGCAAACGAGAGAGGTATACCGACAAATGGCAGCGACGCACACACTCCCTCTGGCGTCACCGGGCATGGCGCGCATCTGCCTTTACGGGGATTTGCAACGATTTGGCCGCCGCATCGACCTTCGTGTGAAAACGGGGGCTGAAGCCATCCGCGCACTGGCCACACAGCTCCCGGTGTTTCGTCAGAAACTGAGCGACGGCTGGTATCAGGTACGGATTGCCGGGCGTGATGCAGGCGAAACCGAATTATCATCCCGTCTTAATGAGCCGCTGGCAAATGGTGCAGTGATCCACATCGTGCCGCGTCTTGCGGGAGCAAAAAGTGGCGGTGTGTTTCAGGCGGTGCTGGGTGCGGCGTTGATTGCTACGGCAATCTGGATGCCGGGGATCAGTATCGCTTTCAGTGACATTCTCTTTTCAATGGGTGCGGCGATGACGCTTGGCGGTGTTGCACAGATGCTGGCACCGAAAGCGAGTACCGCAACAACGACCAGCACGGATAACGGTAAGCAGAACACGTATTTCTCATCACTGGATAACATGGTTGCCCAGGGCAATGTTCTGCCTGTTCTGTACGGTGAAATGCGTGTGGGGTCATGGGTAATTTCGCAGGAAATCAGCACGGCAGACGAAGGGGATGGTGGTGAAATCGTGGTGATTGGTCGCTGATGCAGAATGTTTTATGTGAAACCGCCTCTGGGCGGTTTTGTCGTTTATGGAGCGTGAGGAATGGGTAAAGGCAGCAGTAAGGGGCATACCCCGCGCGAAGCGAAGGACAACCTGAAGTCCACGCAGCTGCTGAGTGTGATCGATGCCATCAGCGAAGGGCCGATAGAAGGTCCGGTGGATGGATTAAAAAGCGTGCTGCTGAACAGTACGCCGGTGCTGGACAGTGAGGAGAATACCAATATCTCCGGCGTCACGGTGGTGTTCC